AGACAAAGGTTTGTGTGGTTTATAAACAACCTTACAAATACCTTTTACCTCTACTTCATCAGCATAATAATTATGTTTAGATGTTTTAACAGTTATCACTTGCTCATTCGTATTATTTTTTTTGTTACTTCTAATTTTATGTTGATTTATGTGTATTCTTTTTTTCATTTTTTAAATTGACCAATAGACTTTAATCCAAAACTAGCACCAATACTTGCAAGAATACCCCAACTTAACCAGTCAGGACAGTCCTCTCGTAAAAACTTAAAACCATCGGATAAATATGGCTGACAAGCAGGAATGAAACAGGCTACTATTATGGCAATAAAGGTAAGAGTCCACAATTCGTCTTTCCAGCTATTCGCAGAAGCATCCATAGCTTTCTCTTCCCAATCAGCATCGCTTTGTACTCTTTTCACTTGTGCTTCAATTTTAGCAACTGCCAATTTTTGTTTTACCTCTGCTTTTTTTTGTCTTCCTTTTAACCAAGTACCAGCTAAATTTGCTATTGGTGTAATGAATTGTAAAGCCATAGTTATCTCCTATCCCAATGAAGTTGACAATAAAATTTAAAATTATGATAGTATTCACTTGGACTATCACAAAAAGAACATTTTTTATATTTTAATAATTTCTTAAATAATTTTTTCATTTTTCAAAGTAAAATTCTTTACCCCCTATCAAACCACAAGATAAACCATTTGTAAATGTAAATACAATTAAGAAACTATTATCTTCTTTGCCTTGATAAAATTCTATTAATTTGTTTTTAGATATTCCCCATCCTATTCTTTGTTTATTTTCTTTTTTCGTAACATCATCTTTCAAGTATTCAGCATTTGAACAAACATATTCTACAACTCTTTTATGATAAAAAACTTGAGACTGTAGTGTGTTAACTATTAAAAAGACACAAATACTTATTATGAAATAATCTAATATATTTTTACTCATACCATTTATTTTATATTACAAGTCATAGATAGTCTTTTATTTTTTATATCTATTACTTGATGTTCTACTCCTTTATCAAACCATATGCAGTCTTGCTGAGACACAGTTTTTTCTTTTCCATTTATAACCCACAACCCCTCTCCATATATATTTTTTACTATTACTGGATAGTCGTGGCTGTGTTTTATGTAACTTACTGTTTTTTTGCCAGTGCCAAAATAAAAATTACAATTGCATTCAATGTTAAAAGTTTTATTTAGCCATTGTTGAATAATCCAAGTGTCTTTTACAAATCCTCCAATATTTGATAAAATTAATGTATATCCATCCTCATAGGCTTTTATACATTCTAAAGAATTTACATATCCATCTTTGTCAAAAAAATCTTGTGAGGTTTTTCTACCATCTTCTAATATAGCTTCAATACTTGGTTGACCACAAATGTAGTGTCTAGGAAATCTTCTTCTATCAAGTAACCTTTCTAAAATATCTTTTTCAGTAAGATTAATATTTTTGTTTTTTAGAGTTTCTATGAATTTGTTTTCAATCATAACTCTCTTTTATAAATTAATTTTCTCTCCCCTTCTACCACTGGTTTAAAAGCCATCTTACCTTCTAAAAACCAACGAACTGTTTTTAGATTCATAGTTTTGTAATCATCAATGATTATCAAACTGTCATTAGTCATTCGTTTCATAAAAAAGTCTACTTCTTTTTGTACAGCTTGACTTGTGTGAGGTCCGTCTAAATGAACGATTGCATATTGTCCCAAAATGTAAGTTTGTCCTTGTATAGAGAAAGGGTAACCCTCACTCATCGTTTCAAAAAAATATTCATCAGGAAACTCAAAAAAAGCAAACTCTTTGTATTTACTTAACTCTGATACAGTTTGCACTTTCATACTATCTGTGTAATCAGCAGTGTACGGAGGTCTATCATCGTAATGTTTATAATTTAAATTTCCGTATGGGTCTATCGCAATATGCCTATAATTTGCAACACCTTTTGCAATCACTGCATCCATAATAGTTTTTGAACCTAACCCTTTACGCAATCCTATTTCACAAGTTAAAACTGTATCTTCTAATTTTAATTTTTCTATTTCTTTAGTTATGAGCTCATACTCAAGTGAATCACCCTCAATCATTTTGCCTCATCTTTTCTATTTCTTTGCGTTGATGTAATATTTCTTTTCTTTGGTTTTCAAGAAGTTTTCTCTGTCTCTCTACTTCTTGTATTTTATCAACTGGTTTACAAATATATTTTTTTTTACTAGGAAAAATAATGATATTGTTCTTTATCATTTAACACCAATAAACTTTTTCCCTTTTACTTGTATTGGTTTTACTCCCTTAATATCACTTCCTTGTACACCATTTTCACGATGAGGACAACCTAAATTTGATAATGCTCCTACTTTAAAAGGAATTACTAATTTAACATTCACTCCTTTATCTCTTGGAT